TGTACTCTTTTGTCAAAATCAGACATATTTTATTTCCTCTCTAATGTTCCGTTTGAATAACTTGATGTATAGTAGTCTCGTGTAAATGTGACGCCAGAAATGTCTTCACCAGAAGCAATGACATCTTTAACCATATTTATTGTGCTACTCGAAACATTAAAACTGAGATAAAGATCTTTCAAACCTATGACATCATTTGAATCTGGGAATGCCTGAATCTCAATTACATCGTTTGGTGCCGAGGTAGATGAAATATTAATTGTGTTTATGAGTATTTCACCTTTAGTATAATCAATTGTTCCTACACTCTTAAGAATAACTTGCAACTTATCATCCTCTGTTCTCTTAATTGCCGAGAGAACACCCTTTCCACTACCATCTAAATTGCCACTGGCATCCTTGTTTGGAACATCAGTAAAGAATACGGTATCACTTGCTCCGCTGATAGTAAATCCTGTACTCTTGATATTGTATCCTGCAGGATTAATGTGGAAGCGATTACCAAAACAAATCTCATATTGAGCAAATTGGTTCTTAAGAACCTTCATATCTCTTCTAATTCTGACCTTTGTGATGTTTGATGTAATTGAGTTGTCGACACGATCAATCAATTGAAGAATCTTACTATACTTAAATCTTCCGCCAAAGCGATTCATATCAACATCGTTCGAATACTTGTTCAAGGCATCGATTACGTTTGTTCTCAAATCGTCTATATTTGAGACTTGAGAAGCATTGAAGTAGATATTCGAATCAATCTCAACATAGAGAATCTTGAGATCAACAATCTTCTGATTAATACCAGCGATTGAGTATTGCTTAATCTTATTCAGAATATTCTGCTTATCAAAGTCTGAAACATATGTACCATTCTTTGGTTTGATGCTAATCTGAACAGTACCAAACTGTGGAGGTGTCAACTCTTCTCCACCAACTACTGCAACCGATTCGGTATTTGGATAAATCGAAGCAATGATTGCCTCATAATCTCTTGCTGTAACCGCTCTGTATTGCGCTGAGTAGAGTCTTGGAGCGAAATACTTGATAGAGGATATAGGTTCGATTTCACCGCCATTCATCGCCTTCTGGATGGTAGTTACGGGAACTGAACCAGAAGGAATGACTCTAATATTTGATTGATCAACGAAATTTCCTTGGAAATCGAAAATCGAAGGACCATTTCCAGATCCACCATCAGTAATCAGGTATCTAACGGTGATAACTGCGTTATTTTCTAATTTTTTACCAAAATATCCATCACCAAACAGTAATTCATACCTTTCATCCTGAACTTCTTGAAGTAAGAAGATTTCAGAGTTCTTATTAATGTTTAAAATGTTATCGACACGACTGTATTCTCTCCCAAGACCAGTGTCATTGATACCTTTTACATAAACATTGATGGTTGAGGCATCAATATTGGGATTATCAAGGATAAATCTCTGAACCGTCGATGAATCGACTAAAAATTGGCGTGTTAAAACAGTTCCCTGATAGACTTGAATCGGTTTTTCTGCTGTTCCGAACTGTGCAACACCATTTACGACTGCAGCAGTGACGTCTTCTGGAATTGAGAAGCGATAAGATGTGTTATCTTGCTTTCCGATGCACACCAGACCCGCTACAAGAGTGATAAAACCACTGCTGGTAGTGGTAGGAACACTAAAAGTTACGTGTGCCTTGGCGGCGCTCTTAGAGCGAGGTATGTAACCTATGTTTCTTGCCAAAGAAACTACATTTTCACGTACTGTCGCAGCATCCAGGAAGGATTCGTTAACGACAAGGTTCGCATTGAACGCATTAATGTAGGTATTATAGGCGAGAGTATCGATTAAAACGGCAAAGTTGGACCCTTCAAAGTCAAAATCCGTGAAATTTGAGTTCGCACGGAGATATGACTTAATCTCTGCCTTAATTTGATCGAAATCTAGGTTAGTAAATTGAGTATAAGGCATTTTTTTATCGCGTTGCCTCTAATATGAACGAAAATGCTTGCGGAGGAAAATCTTGACCGACGATATCATAGAAGATATTCACATCAAAACTGTTATCATCAGGTCTTGGATCGACCTGAACATCAATATTTTCAATTCTATCTTCATAAAACTGTAAAGTATTGATAATTTGGTCTTCAATCACGCGAGCAGTGCCAATATCAACGAACTCAAACAGACTTCTACGAATATCTGTACCTAAAGTTGAATTAAAAAACCTCTCTGTCGGTAAAGTTTCAACCAAATTGCGTACAGATCTTGTAATCGCACGCTCATTAATCAAGACAGGGAGGTCTTTTGTCACTGGATGTGGTTCAAATGTAAAACTAATGTCTTTAAATGCTCTAGAAACCCTTGTGATCGCCATCGAAAAGGTAGATTTTTCTTAATTTATTTATAGTGCCTACCCAGAAATCTTGCCATAGAAGGGTTCTGTACCATAATCCCAGTCATCATAGTCTTCATCATTGCGAATTTTCTCATGAAGTTCGTTCTGAATCGCAAAATCGTGTTTTTTTGGTGTCAGATCATCATTTGCAATCTCACGAAGCATCTTTTGATGCTGATGATTTGCTAAATTATCCAAAAAATCGTTAGCAGGACTCATAGTTTGCTCCTTATAATAATCAGTCACAAGACGAGTGGTTCCCCACATCTCTCTCATGTACTCGTAATTTCTATCGACAGGTGATTGTCCCATTGTAGCTCCTGATTTACAGTGAAATCAGAACTTTTAGAGGGGTTGCTATCCCTTAAAAATATTTATCGAGACAAAAAAAGAGGGGTTGCCCCCTCAAGATCAGCCTTTACCTTGACCGCGATACTTCTTTCGCGCCCCATTGCGAGACGACGCAGCATACTTCGTTCCACCTCCATCGCCTTGGCGAGACTTCTTAGGAGGACCAGGAATATAAGAGCTCTTATTCAGACCGACTTTTGCTTTTGCCATAATAGTTTCAAGTTACCTTAATGATTTTTGTTTCAATCTTCGAGGGATGTGGAGAACCTTTCTGATAATACTCTATCGAAAGGTCCTCCATTCTATCGAAATATTCCTCTTCAGTCAAGTTTTTATAAAGAACTTTATTATTAACGAGAATTGTATAAAGCTCTGCGTTTTCCATCTCAGATCACTCTTGTTTTTTCGTGTCCAACGCGAATGCGAGGATCACACCAGATTTCAAAACCTGCTTCTTTTGCATCCAGACAGAAGGATACGTCTTCTCCACACATATCTTGAACCTCACCAGATTCAAAGACTTGCATCTTCGGAGCAAACCAAGGATACTTCATGTCTTCGTGTTCAAAGACTCCATTCTTAATGAGCAACCATCCAAAACCAGTGTAATCAACAGTAAATGGTTTACGACGCTTACTGATACTATCACCTGTTTCGTGATTCATAACTCCACCATTGGTACGGAAATCATCTTCCTCCAACCAGTGTGCAACTGAGGTTGTATGACCATCTTCAGTCATATACCATCCAGCAGCAATGTCCTCATCCATCAAAACTAACTGATAGAACTTCTCCGTGTTAAACACAATATCACTATCAATCCACAATTGATAATCATACTGAAGCTTGCCATCCCAGGGTTTCTGATCAGGACCTCTCAGTACATTTGCACCCAGACACTTGCAACGTGCAAAGTTTACCATTGAAGAATAATCTTGACTGATCTGAATACTTGCACCGTTCTGTACAAGATCAAAGCACAGTTGAACGAAGTTTTTCAAAAATGTATATGAAACACCACGCCCTGGAAGACAGAATACAACTGTCTTGCCTCTAATCATTTCTCTTGCCTTATCAAAGTCCCACTCTGGTTCTTGTGAGTTCTTTACAACAGGTGAATTTGCTTTTACTGTAAAACGTTTTGCCATAACTTAAGTCAATTGAATTTGAATCGATTCACAATGAATCATACCGCATTATCTATAAGAAGTCAATTATTCTTTAACTTCGGTTATCACGATACAATTACCTTCCACTTCCATATTCACTACAGTGCCCTCGTACCACCCATATTCATTCAGAATCCACTCAGGTATCGTCACATAATACTCACCAGTTATTGGATCGACTTCTACGGTTGTTAAATTTTTGTCCGGATTTTTTTGCATCTCTTGTAAATCTTGTTGCATTTTTGATTTTGCTTTATATAGAAAAACTTAGAATTACATATAGAGCTGGCGAAAGCAAGACTTTATAGCTTACAGGGACCCATGGATTTTATAAACGGGGGGAAACCGCCACACGCGCCCACGGGGCGGCGGCACCCCCGCAGGGGCACTGCCTACCACGCACCCAGGAGGGGTGTCAACCCCCCCACGCAGGCAGTTGCACATCGTCACAGAAGACCTCAGCATACTGTCCAGCAACAGCGAACGCGCTGACTCCCAACTGAGGTTGCAGGCGTGACCCCATAGGGGTGTCGTCGTTGGCGCGGGCAGTCCATACAATGCGCTTGGTCTGCAGGTCGGTGCTCATGCTGTAGATTGCCATGATGCTGTGGGGTGTGAACTGAGAGAATTGTAGTCGGTAAGGGGTAAGGGGTCAACCCCCTCAGCGAACGTCCTGCAGAGCGGAAGCGGTGGTCGTCATAGAGGTGCCACGGGAACCAGCAGCACCGCCATGGGTACGGACACGGGTGGAACCGCCACGGATACGGGACGCCCAACGGTTGGACTTCGAACCCTTAGCAGGGGGGAGGACGGTGACCTTAACCTCTTTACCAGCAGCGTTAAGGTCGGAAGCGATAGCGATCAGGTTCTGAGTGGAGGTGGTCATCGGTTGTTTGTTTGAACTGAGGT